AAAAAGAATATGTTCATATTTTCAATCTTTATGTATCTCCAAAATACAGAAATAAAGGGCACGCGAAAGAATTATTGATACTGGCAATTAGAGTCATTCATGAAACCGGTTATTTTGGGGAAATACAGATTGTTGCAGACCCAAACGAGCGTGGAATAAATAAAGAAAGATTGAAAACATTTTATGCTGGTCTGGGGTTAAGGGTTTTTGATTATTATGGTTAATCGAAAAACTAGACAAAATAGCACTATACACTATTACTGATAAATGAGGTATACTGTACCTGATAATACAGGGAAATCAGGAAATGGGTAGAGACGACAAAGGACGATTCGAAAAAGGAACAAGCGGGAATCCTGCCGGGAAACCTACAAGCGCATTCTCTTTGATGGCAATTGCTATTCGTGTAATGCAAGAGGAAAACCGGGAGACGGGGAAACAATACGCCGAAGAGTTAATAAGAAATTATATTATGACTGCGCTAGAAAATAATGACGGGACTGCTGTTCGTGATTTAATAGATCGTATAAACGGGAAAGCCATGCAGCGTATGTCAGTAGCAAACGATAAGGACGCCGAATGGCTGGAACTATTCAGCGAGATAAAAGATGAAGTGGACGCCGAAGCAACGGACGATAGTAAAGCATGACCAGGCCGCCAGCCCCAAGATAACCATCTTAGAGGGTGCGGTCCGATCAGGTAAAACGTTTATAAACAACGCACTGTTTTATAAAATGGTGCGGCGTAATAGTGGGCGTGGATATCATTACATAATCACCGGGCATACCATAGGGGCTTTACGGCGGAACGTATTAGAACCAATGGCGGAAGAGTTCGGAATTGATACCAAGTTATCGGGTACAGAAAACAAGTTCATTCTTGCCGGGAATCATGTGCATTGCTTCGGTACTGATAAGGCAGACAGTTACAAGATTGTCACCGGTATGACAGCGCACGGGTGGTACGGTAACGAGATTAGTCTAAGCCATCCGAATAGCATCCAGGAATGTTTCAATCGGTGCAGTGGCGACGATGCCCGGATATTGTGGGACACTAACCCGGATTACCCTGAGCATCCAATTAAAACCGGGTACATAGACAGATCAGGGGAGCTGCTATCAAACGGGCGTGAACATATAAAGACTTGGCACTTTGAGATTGACGACAATCCGACATTGTCTACTGAGTACGTGGAGAGCCTAAAGGCAAACACTCCGCCGGGGATGTGGTACGATAGGAAAATCAAGGGCTTGTGGGTAGCTGCTGAGGGGCTTGTGTTTGAGCTGTTCAATTCTGCGGTACATGCTGTTGAGCCGTTTGAGATACCGGACCATTGGCGGAAGTTTAGAGCAATTGACTACGGGTATGAAAATCCGTTAGTCTGTTTATGGGGTGCTGAGGATGAGGACGGCATATTGTATATCTTCGACGAACATTATGAACGGAGGATGCTGATCAAAGATCACGCTGCGGCTATCAAAAAAAGGACCGACAATATATCATGGACCGTTGCAGACCATGACGCGCAGGACAACGCCGAGATGGGCAGTAACAATATTTATGCAATGAACGCAAACAAGGCCGTGTCAGCCGGTATTCAGAAAGTAGCTGAAAGATTGATAGTGGGAAAGAACAATAAGCCGCGGCTGTATGTGTTTAAGAATTGTGTAAATACCCTTCAGGAGTTTGGTCGGTATGCATGGGCACCGAAAAAGGAAGGGCAGCCGGCGAAAGAGGAACCAATGAAAGTGAACGATCATGCTATGGACGCTTTACGATATATGGTTATGATGTTAGATGTAACGTCAGATATACAGTTGTTTGTATGAGGTTGATATATGGCAAGAAATAAAATAGCATTATTCAAACGCAATCGGGAGCCGATAGCAAAGTCATACGACAATAGCTGGAAAATGGTCAATGGTGCGAACGAGGCATTTGTCGAAGATTCCAGAACGAACGTTCTACAGGACACTTACGGCAATCATCCCTATGTCAATTTAGCAGTCAAGAAAATCGCTACCAATATAAACCGCGCAGACTTCCAATTAATCCAGAACGACAAGGAAGTTATAGCCGGGCCCGCCTTTAATCTGTTTAACGATGTCAATCCTTATATGTCAAAGTACCAATTATGGGAGGCGTCGGTTTCCTGGTTGATGATTCGCGGGGAGTTTTTCTTGACCTTTGAAGCCGGGTATAATGGGATCAGTTTGCCGAAGGAAATCTATATCCATAACCCGCTATGTTTTGAACATGTCATGGATAAAGAAAAGACACGGATTATAATGTGGCAATACAAGATTCCCGGCACCGGGGCAGTGATACCTTTCCTGCCTTCGGAAATCCTGCATATGAAAGCCTGGAATCCCTGGAATGAATTCCGTGGTGTGAACCCGTTGATATCTGCATCGAGTATTCTCGCTCAAGATTCCATGATCGACGCAACCAATGTTTCATTATTGAAAAACAAGTCTACACCATCGGGCCTATTGACCTCAGCTGAACACCTTTCCCCAGACCAGGCCAAGGAATACATTGAACGCTGGGAAAAGAATCATGGCGGGCCGAGCAGATCGGGCAAGGTGGCAGTCCTGGGGCAAGGGTTGAAATACCAGACCATCGGATTGACCCCTGCGGAAATGCAGTATATCGAAAGTAAGAAATGGAACCGGACGACAATATTAGCAATGTACGGCGTGCCGCCTGTAGTCGCCGGATACAAGGATGAGAACACTCCGCTATCCGGGACCGATACATCAGAGCAGTTAAAGCAATTCTGGAATATTACCTTGACGCCGATAATCCGGCAGCTTGAGGATAAGCTGGCAACGGACGTCCAGCGGCGTTGGACCCCTGCGATAGAATATCTGTTCAACCTTTCCGCTATCCCTGAATTACAGGACGATGCAGACAAAGAAACCGAGAGAATGAATAAACAGATATCTGCTGGGGTAATTACCATCAATGAAGCACGCACCGAAATGGGCCGCGACCCTGTACCCTGGGGTGACACCTGGTGGAAGAACCTTGTATTTGTTGACACAATGGCCGGCCTGATACCGGGCGCAGCGGCAACCGAACCGGCAGCACCTGGAAAAGAGCTTGACATATTCAACGTGCAACCACGGTATGAGCAGAAATACAAATATGCTCAGTGGATGCAGATAACGAAACAGATTGAACAGGCAGAGGACGGGCTTAGAAAACTGTTGAACGATATCCTATATAAGCAACGGTCCGAAATCCTGGAAGGGAAGAAACCGGACCTGACAGAACAGCGGGAAGCGGTAAAGGCCGAAGTTAAAAAGTATCTGCCTGTAATGGGTGATATTGTAACCGCCACCCTTCCCGATTTTATTGAGAATAAAACAATCTATATCCCTGCTGGTTATTACGATACCCGGGCCGCTGGGATATCCGGGATAGTGAACAAGATAGCCGTTATTATTGACGGCTGCGAATCGGCAGACGATATCCGGGGAGCTTATAACAAGGCCAAGTCTGTAGTCAAAGATTTATGTAGACTGGAATTGATGCGGGTATTGAATGAGCTTAGAATGTCAGTATGGAAATTAAACGGCTATACTCAACATGAATATGTAACAAGCATGGAAAAGACGGTTGATTATATGGACGGCGCGGTTACTGATATCGGTGCGGCGTTTTCAAACGGCAAGATTGTACCCTATGGTGAAGGGCTGAGAAACTTTTCACTGCCGGTAACATCGAATAAAAAGCCTGCGGTAAAAGCGATACCGGAAGATATCAGAAATACAGAATATGAAAGCCGCTACAAGGCCATGACCCTTAATGAGGCCGAGATTGCAAAAAAGGTAACATCCTACTGGGCAAAGATCGGTAAAACCATGGGGCCAATGTCGCAAGCCGAAATGACAGAATTCCTTGAGGTGGTAGAACTTGGAAAGGGCTTGTGGATGGATATTGAGGCGCCTGTCTTGCGGACCTTCGCAAAGGGGCTGGCTGCGGAAACCTCGCCACCATTAGTATCGGTTGGAACCCTCACCCAAAATTACGCAGAGTCCCGAGCTTTGATTATTGGAGAATCGGGGGACGCGGCAAGAATGTCAATGCTCAAGGATGTTGAAAGCGGCCAGTTCACACAAGCCGAATTGTCAGAAAAGATTCAGCATACACTCGGCGTTAATAAAAACAAGGCCGATATGATTGCGCAAACGGAATCGACAACGGCATATAATACCGGCGTACAGCGGTCGCTTGAAGAAAGCGATATAGAATATAAACAATGGCTACATGCAGGCGGCGGGAAGGTCGACAGGGATCACCACATGATTGACGAGATCGTAAAGGTTGAGGATGATTTTACATTGTTGAATGGTGTGAAAATGACAGCGCCCGGGATAGGGCCGGTCGACGAGGTAGTTTCTTGCCACTGCGTAATGATTGCGGCCAGAACGGTAGAGGGATAATATGATATCGGGGGGAAGATATGAAAACAATAACAGTTAAAACAGATAAAGGATTCGAGTTGCAGGCTTTCAGCGAAAAGAATTATATCAAATGGTTCCAGGACCACACGAACGAAAAAGGGGAAGTAACCGAAGATGTTATCCTGTTCAAAGAGGTCGACCTGAAAACCGCAGACGATAAGATAGAGTTTGTGTTGTCTGATGGTAGCCTTGACCGGGACAATGAACGGATAGAACCGAAGGGGTGGGACTTGGAAAACTATAAAGGCAATCCAATAGTCCTATGGTCCCATGACAAGATGCAGCCGTCAATCGGCATTATGGAAAATATCCGGATTGAAGATAACGCACTTCGGGGCAACGCCAAGTTTATTGGCAAAGATATTGATGAATTTGGTTGGAGTATTGGCGAACGTGTCCGGCAAGGATTCTTGAAAAAGGGTTCCGTTGGATTCATGCCACGATTGATGGAAATTAACGTTGATGAAAAAGACGAGGACTACGGCGTGTTGATACATAAGGAGCAGGAGCTACTTGAGTACTCGATCGTGAATGTCCCCGCGCTGCCGTCAAGCGGCGTGAAACAGGACTTAACCGAAACATACGAAATGACGGTTGAGGAAGCGACGGTTAAATTAAACGAAGCCGGGAAGATGTACCGGGAGACTGAGGAAAAACATACCCTTGACGATATGTTCTCGAAGGAAGTATCATCAGATTATGTAAACGAACTGTTTAAAGATGCCCGCAATACCAGCGGCGATGAACACTTTGACAGATTATTTTTAAATACGGAGGAATAATAATGCCTGAAATTATAGTAAAAAACAATGAGGACTTAAACAGAGTTCTCACAGAAACAGAAACAAAACTCGCAGCGGTTGAAACTGAGGTGGCAAAGATTGCAGAGATTGAAACCATGAAAACCGAAACCCTTGAGATGAAAACCATTATGGATAACCTGACTAAGCGGATTGAGGAAATCAAGGAAGCCCAGCAAATTAAATACCTTGTAAAGTCTGATGATGAACGGATGCACGAACTCGGGCGGTTACTCTTTGCAATCCAGAAACAAGACATGAAAACCGTTTTCGAGATGGGCGGCAGGTTAAACACAAAAGCCTCTACCGACGATTGGAAAGGGGAGTCCTGGACCATCGGCGGTGAAGAGAAGGCAGCAACCAACCTTGGAACTCCCTTGCGTGGTGACGCTGCGACCGGTTCAATCCTGATACCGGAAGAGTACGCCAATGAGATTTTACGAGTACCAGGTCCCGCCAGTGGCATGATGGGAAAAGTACGGACCATACCCATGGCAACCAGAAAAATCAATTACGGTGCAACTCTTGTTGGGGCAGCGTTCGCATGGGTGACAAATGAAGTTACCGCCAAGAGCGAGAAGAACCCGACCTTTTCAGAGGTCGAGCTGGAATGTGAAACCGCAGCCGGATGGGTGGCCATGACAGAGGAATTCATGGAAGATACTTTCGTTGATATGGCGGCTTATCTCTCAGATATATTCCGGGAAGCTTGGGCGCTTGAGTTTGATACACAGTGCCTTGTCGCTAATGCCGCACCATTTACCGGAATCATGCGGGACGCAGGG